TGCTCTTACTTAATTATGTCAGTGTTTTGTGTAAGCAACACGACAAACAAGGTGGTGTTGCCAGGATTAACCCTGATTTGGTTTTGGAGCTCGTTGACGCGAAGTTGCAGGATTATATTTCTAAAATGCAACATAAATTGGAGGCTCCACGCACTCAAATTGACATTGATCTCGCTAACGTTGTTAAAAAATATTCTGCAGGTACTAAAAAGAAAGGTGGACAACCGGTAAATTCTACTAATGCTATACTTAGTTTATATTACGGTTTGTTAATCCGCCTTATGGGTTTTTTCCTCCGGAATTGTATTAGCCCTGACATTATATTTATGTGTGGCGAAGATATGTCAGTTCAATTGGTTGAGGAATTGTTTATACGAAAGTATAATGGTGTTGATAAATTATTTTCTGCAGATGTCACTCAAATGGATGCCAGTCATAATCCTGACACTTACCTGTTCTTCTCTCACCTTTTTGCTCTTTTTATGAGTGATCTTTATGACACTAGTTACGACCTTTATGGGATGTTTATGGCGTGTAGTGAACTTTGGTACACTTCCTCTAATTTGTTTCCTTTGAAAGCCCGTTCTCATTTTTTCCTTTCATCTGGTTTACCATGGACTTTAATGTTGAACACGGTGACGTGTGCATATTACTCAGGAATTTTAAAACCTTATCAATCTATTAAATTTGCTGCTTATGTTGGTGATGATTCCGTTGAGTGTCTGCGACCCGGTTTTGATGTTTCCTTAGATGTGTTAGGACGATTTGGTGTTCAAATTAAACCGCTCTATACACGTGGATATGCGGAGTTTGTTCACCGCATATTCTCGAAAGAAGGGAGTTCTTTGATTTTAACGCGTGTTGCAGCTAAACTTGTTTCTCACCGCACCGTGTGTGGCCCACACCAACAAGAAGAATTTTCAGAATATATTAAGGGTTGGAAAGAAAACAATCGCAGGGATTTTTCTTGTGAGCGTTATGCCACCACCTTAGCACTGAATATCCTTTACCATGGTGAAAATTTTTCTCCTATCATCGAAGGTTTGTTTGAATTGCTTAACGTCGTGCAGTGTACTGAAGCGCGTCGTCTCTACCGTTCTTTGGTAGAGCTTAATGTTTTAGGCTTCTGAGAAACCTTTTTTTGGCCAGGAGTACGGCCTAAATTGAAATAGTACTTCACTTTTTCTTTTTCCTTTTGACTGATTTGATTTTATTTACAATTTTCTTTTAATATATTTTCAATGGCTGCGAGATTAAACGATCATAATTATGAGCATTTTAATCGTAATGATATTCTTACACTGATCCGTTCAACAATGAGTGAGTTGCAAGATCTGAGGGTTACTACTGAACGTGCATTTCAGGATAGAGTTAAACTGCTAGATGAGCGTGACCGTAATCGTGGTGTTACTTCATTCTGTTTTCCATTGTTAGTTCACACTCTCTTAGGCATATCTATTCCACAGCAACGTTACACATTTGCTGATTTGGTAAACTTTTCGAATGAACATAATTTGTTTTTGATGATCACTGATGGTCCAACTGTTACTTCTGTAGAACCTTTGAACTTTGATCCTTCTAACACCGATAATATTATCACCTTAACTATTAATAGCAATCATGATCACGCTATTTCTTTAGTTCGTGGTCAGATTGCTGTTTATGAGAATTCTCTAGTCACTGATGATATTTATATTGGTACAGGTGCTGCGAAAGTTACTCGTGCAGCCCGTCAAGCTAAGAGGACAGCTATAGCTAATGCCAACATCGCTTCTGCCGTGGACAAGATTGCTAAAATTGAGACTAAGTTAGTTAAACGTGTGCGTCAACCCGGCACGGCTAAAATTGTCTCTTTTAAGGCTGCGAAGAGGGCAGTTAGACGACAACCCCAAAATAGTCTCAGGAGAAATTATTTGATACAAACTTTATCACCCAGTTCAATCCCACCTGGTTCAGCACCCCTCCCAATACCTGATGGCACCACTAATGCATTGGTGCATGTAATGGCCTCTAAGACTGAACTTGAGGCGGTGGCTCCGATGTGGGGTTCTGCCCCATCTTCTGGAATTTTCTTCAAAGGCTATATGACTGGCTATTCTACTAATGGCCAATATTTCGAAACAACTATCTCCCCTGGCGTTGGTTGGACCTTTGTTGTTTGTAATTATCAAACTCTTAATAACACACCCTCTGGTGGCTTCATTGATTCTGTCCCGGCCTTTAATGACGAGATTAATAATCTTAATCAAAACATTAACGTCCCTCCAGCCGGTGGTAGTTCATTACAAGGTATTCCTATACACGCAGCTACTGACGTGCAGAATTCAACCACTGGTTCTCCACCTGCTGTCGCTCTGTATACCCCTAGTGAATACTATGTTTCCCCAAATGACACACCTGTCACTTACGCTTCCGTTTTCGGGTCTTACATTCCCCCAAATTCCATGTTTGCAATCGATGCTCAATCATTAGTGAATTTTGCTATCAACTATGATTGTGTTGGGGCTGCTCCTTCTTCAGGCTCGATTACTGTTAATGGGCTCTTTGTGGACGCCACTGGGGCTGTTAGTTCGGTTGGTATGGGTACCTTTGGTGCCGGAACGCAAGGTTCCAACACTCTTAGTAGTTTCTTTGCTCCTGGTGGCGCACGTTATGGTATTGTCGGTTTTACTTTGAATGTTATTAATAATGAC